CCTGATAATACAACGAGTGCTTTACTCATTTTTTGCTCCTAAAGTGTCATTAGTAATTTGCCATACATTTAATGGTCTTTTTTTACCTTGCTCAACAGATACTTTTTTACCTATTTTATCGTAAAAACCATTACTTTTATTCGTTATAGGACATTTTAATTGAATTACTGATGTATTTTTTAAAATTTCAGCAATTAATAACTTTGCCCCACCTTTGCCACGAATAATAGGATGTGTAGCAATTTCATAAATAACACCAACAGAATCTTTTATTCGTATATTAAAATTGCAAAACCCAACAACTATATTTCCCGACAATAAAATTAGTAATTTTTTCTTAGATGCTTGCTCACGATAAATAATAGGCATGACATATCCTATTTCATGAGCCATTTTCTTTGTCATTTGAATAATCTGATTTAATTGATTTTCAAATTCCAAAGAATTTGGATTGGCATAAATTACATTCATTTTTCTATACGAGTAGTAGGATTAATTGAAATTCCACCACGAGGATAAAAATCACCTCTTACTTCAATCCATTTAGGCTGCATTAAATTAAATAAATCAGAAGCAATAGTGTTAATACAATCTTCATGAAACGAACCATGATTTCTGAACCCAAACATATAAAGTTTTAATGATTTACTTTCTACTAGTAACTCATCAGGCTGATACATAATTTTAATTTCAGCAAAATCAGGTTGACCAGTTTTTGGGCAAATATGTGTAAATTCAGGAATTTCTAATTCTACTGTGTAATGATTATTTGGAAATTGATTTTAATTGTCCTGCGCCAACGTAATATTGTAAATTTCCATACCGCTGACCTGAATATAATGAACTACTATCTACACTAAAAGGTTTGTAATGTTTAATAAATGGTACATTAACAAAACCAAGCCAATGTGCGTGTCTGCCTTTATTCATTTCACAAAACCATTTAACGTAATTGGTATTTTGTCCTCCAATAGCAATACCGCCAAACATAATATAGTCAGTATATGAATAAAATTCTTCCAATCGTTCTAAACTATCACCACGAGTAAATACAGGCATAATATCCGTATAACCCATATCTAACATTCTCATATAATTAATATAAGTTTGTTCCGGGTCTCCATACACATCAAGCTGCACAGCTTTATAATCCCAATGTGATGGAATGCTTTTTAAAAATTTAGCATAATCATCTAATGAAATTTGTTTTCCAGTATTCCAAGCAGTAAAAGCACCTGAATCCACAATTAAGCGAAAAGTGCTTGGGTCTAATTCCATTAATTTTTCATAGATTTTTTTAGAAAAATATGGAAATGCAACAAGAATATTTAATTTAGGACACTTCGACATTATCCAAGCCTAAAGAATCTACTAAATTAGTAATTTTTTCCCATAAAAATTCTTTTTCATCGGGGTCGCATTTAATAACAATTCGTTCTTTACTTAATGAATCTTGAGCATCAATATCACTCATTCGTTCAATATCTGAATCCCAACCATTAAATAATAAATTAATTTCTTCTGCTGAAAAGCCAGTAAGTTCAGTTTCAAAAGCTGGTAAACTTTCTAATTCAATTTTAAGGATTTCTTCATCCCACCCAGCATTAAGAGCAAGTTTATTATCAGCAATAATGTAAGCCTTACGTTGCGTTTCATTTAAGTGCTTAAGGTCAATGGTAGGAATTTCTTTTAAATCAAGTTTGCGGGCTGCTAATACACGACCATGACCTGCAATAATGCCATTTTCACCATCAGTTAATACTGGATTAGTAAATCCAAATTCTTTAATGCTAGATGCAATTTGAATAATTTGTTGTTCTGAATGAGTACGACTATTATTTACATAAGGGATTAAATCATCAATTGGTTTGTAAACTATTTTAAGCATTTATTACCTCCATTAATATTTTTACTTTATTACGCAATTCTTTTTCAGTACCATATCTTTTTTCAAATTCTTTTATTCCAGCGTGTAATGCAATTCCGTAGCCACCATGCTGATGATGATTAGGACACAAAGGGATAGCATCGCTCCAATGACTTTTTTGTCCCATGCCAGCTCCATGTCGAATATGATGTATATGAGGTTGAGAATAACCATACCCAAGATTGCGACATACAATACATCCCAATTGTGATAATTTGTCATAATATTTTTTTTCCTCTTTTGTCACCAACTCCACCCCATTTGTGAAGCCCATATTTCAATTTGTTCTTGATACCATGCCATACGAGCAGTATTTAATTTTGTAGTGCTTTCAATTTTATTTACTACTTCACCAGCAATTTCTACTTGATAGCGTAAAAAGAGCCATCCAGCAACATCATGCATTTCATCTTTGGTATAACCTAAATGATTGCCTACGCTTTCATATAATTTCCAAAGCCTTTCATTTTGCTCTAATGTTCGCTTACTTTTCTTTTCACGAATTACTACTTCCCATTGAGTATCAAAATCTAAAGATTTTAAATAATCCATTAAAAATGAAATATTTTGTAAACTTAAATTCCATGTTCTGCCATTCATAATAACCTCTAAATGTAGTATTTGCTATAATTTATTAAGAAATTAACTTATTTTGACCAAGATTTTCAATAATATTCTTTAATCTTTGTCTATTTCGTTCTTTTTCTTCAGCAGTAAATTTTCTTGGTAATTGTAAAAAATCCTGATGTGCTGCAAGAGTTGATTTGCATTGTGCTTTGAACTGGTCGCAAGATGGTGCGTAATCATAGTTATGCAGCAAAGCATTTTTAATTCTGTTAGGCGATATACCAGCAAGTTCTTCAGCCCAAACCTGTTTTGCATTAGCGATGCCAATATCTACTCCATCTACAATCTGACCTAGTTTAAACTTATCTGTAAATGAGTTACCAAACCTTCCATGCAATCTCATAAATATTCTATCAATCCATTCTGCAGGTAATCTATTCATCATTTTTAACCTCTAATTCTTTAGCTTGGTAATAAGGAATGCCACTAGAGTTTGTGAAAATAGACCGAGCTGCTGCCATCGTATCTTCTTTAAATGATTTGGACTGTGGCTTATTAATCCAATCAGCTTTAAAACTAATCCATCCTCGTTCACAACAAATTGTTATAGCTTCTTCTACAGATATACCTGCCAATTTAGCTTCTCGTTCAACTGCTTTAAATGCTAATTCTGTTACAGGTTTATTTTTTCTAGTAATTAACCATTCTGATAATAAAACAGGAGATAAAGGCGGTATGTATTTATTAGTTTTTGGTTTATGGTTTATAGTTTCTAGTTTATAGTTTGGGTTTGTTTCGCTTTCGTTTCGGTTAGCGGAATTAACCGACTGGGTTTTCTTCGGTCTGCCGCCTAGCTTTCCATTGATTCTATTTATTTGAACATTGCGTTGATAGCTTTTAATTTCATCTTCAATTCTATTATGAAACCAGCTTTCTTTACCTTCTTGGAAAAAATCTTTAAGTACATTTAAAAGGTTTAGTTCGTTTTCTAAACCCAACATTAACCGACGCAAAACCACTTGGGTTTCTTTGGGTATTGGTTTTTCATCAAGGTAATACCAATCTATCAAAGTTCTGTATATGTAATGTTCTATTGGGGTGAGGTGAGATGTATCTTTGCGATAATCACCTATGTTAAATTGATAATAATGCATAAAGACCTTTCCATTCAAAAAAGCATCCACAAAAATAATTGGGCAGGTGGGTGAATGGATCCACTTTTCGGTCTGCATAACCTAGCCCTAGATAATTATGCGCTTACTTTAATAAAATGAAAAGAATTTTAATCAATTAAATAATTTTGTATTCCAGCTTGAGCTTCTTCAAAGCCGTGCGCCACTATTGCTTTATATCCTTGAAGTTCAGCTTGTTCTATAAAATATTTTTGAACGGGAGATAATTTGCCTTTTTTAGTTTTCATTTCTATAAACATTCCATGATATTTAGAAGTCGCTTTCATTAAAAACAAATCAGAAACTCCTGAAAGAACACCCTCTGCTTTAAGATTCATAGCTGTAACAATATGTCTTGCGCCACCATTAGGAATAGCAAACATGATTAGTTTAGGATGTTGAACCCTAAACCATTTAATCAACGCAACTTGCTCTTGATGTTCAGTCATCTAATTCAGTTGTTCTTTCTATAAGCGCAACTTGAGCCGGAGGAATTTCATCTTCCCAATTTAAATCTAATAAATCTTTCAAAAAAGCGTTTTCATCCGAACGACCAATCATATAAGCAGTAGAAAAACATACCCATAATGCTGAAACATCTCGGTTATAATAAAAATCTTCATTGTTCGGATGTCGAGTAAGATTGTGACCTTGCTTGGCAGCCCACGTTTCAAACTTTTCCCTTATATCTTGTTCAGTCATTTTTTTTCCCTATATTTGAAAAGTAATTGTCTAAAGCCAAAAATACATAAGAAGGAACTTTGTCACCATTAATAATTTTTTTCATCCAATGACGACTTATTTCTGTTTTGCGTTCTATCGCACTAAAATTATAAATTCCGCTAATTAACATAGTTTTAATTTTATCTTCTGAATATTCCATATATATTACCTTTTAGTTAATTGTTTGTTCATGTTATTACAAGATTGAAATAAATTCAATATATTTCAATAAAACTCTTTTCTTTTTTAATTTTCACAAGCATAATTAACTCATGCAGCAATCAAACTGCTTTTATTAGGAGCCAAAAAATGTATAAACCCACAGAAGTTATTCAAAAACTATCAAAATATTATTCCAATTCATACGACCTTAAATGCGAAATACATAAACGCAGAAAAAACAATATGCGTAATTATTTAGATGTTGCATTAGAAATTTTATTGGAATTAGAAGCCAAACAAATTCATTAGGATAAAAACATGACTATTTATCAAAAAGAAGGTTATGAATCTAAAGATAATTATTTTGAAACTCTTTCAGAAGAATACGATATTGATAAAAGCATAATTTATGCGTTATCAGATTTATTAGGCTCAAATGAAGATTTTGACGGGCTTATTTGTTCAATTCAAGATTATTGCGGAATATAAGGAGTTATAAAATGAAACAAACAATAGGTTTATATGAGTTTAGAGAAGCATTTAGATTGCATGAGCGAACTAATTTTAGTTATGAAGGTTTAGAAGTTTTGTTTGATGCTTTAGAACAAGATGAAATTGATACTGGAAAACAACACGAATTAGACGTTATTGCTTTATGTTGCGATTTTGTAGAAATGACTGCAAGCGAGGTAAGAGATTATTATCCAGCATCAACAGATTGGGAAAATGTAGAAGAATTTTTAAATTGTAACACTTGGATTTGTGGTTCATGGTTAGAAAATCAAAACAAACGTTTTGTATTTTTAAATTTTTAAGGAAATAAAAATGGAAGAAGGTTTGCAGCATTTTATTGTAACTTACGATAATTATTATCTTATTGATGAAAGATGGGCAATATATTGGGATGGAATTATTTATGATAGAACTAAAGCAGAGGATATACCTGAATGGGTGTTTGCGTTAAAAGATATTCTTGTTCATAAAATTTTTTAATGGAGTTAAAAATGAGTACAAAATGGTACGCAATTGAGATTTGGGAAAGCAAGCATAGTTCAACAGCTTTTTTTCAAGAATTCAAAGCTAAAAATTATTTAGACGCTTTATCTCAAGCTAAATTTGATTATCCTGAAAGCACAATGTTCAATGTTTATATTAATGTCGATGATGTATCTATATCAGAAGGCGGTAACAAATGACATACGAACAGTTAAAACAAATAATCGAAGCTATGGATTATAAAGACCAACAAAAAGAAGCAACCGTATTGTTAATTGATGCTGGTGAATTTACTAATATACATTCATTTCAGATTAGCAATAAATGGGATAGTTTAGAAATTGGAACGTATTATTTAACTGTTTAATTAAAAATTATTCAATATATTTAATAAAATGCTTTCTTTTTTTATTTAATTCAACGATAATTAACTCATGCGTTACTTATGACGCTTTTATTAGGAGCCAAAAAATGTCAGTAGAAACTTTAGAAGTTCAAAACATTACCTTTCACGTTTATTACGATTGCGAAGTTGAAAAAGACCCTTTAGGTACTGGTGACAGTCCTACCAAATATTACATCGAAATATTTTCAATTGAAGTTGGTGACGATACGCAAGATGTATCGGATATATTGCCAAACGTAATCATGAATGACATTACTCAACAACTTATTCAAATCGAGGCTAATTAAAATGGATAACGTAATTATTGTGGTACTTGGGTTCATCATTGTGTTAGCAATTCTAGTTGGTGCTGAAGCGTTGGCTAAAATCTTTGGATGGGATTGATTATGAGTGAGCAACAATTTCAAGCTGAAGTGATGGACGAACTTAGACAAAAGGAGCAAAAAATGAACACGTTTGAAAAATTATCGAAACTAAATGTATCTGACCACGTTGAAAAGAAAGGTCGTTTTAGTTATCTTTCTTGGACTTGGGCGGTTAGTGAATTGCGTAAAGCTGCGCCCGATGCTACTTGGGAAGTAATCAAATATGACGGGATGCCGTTCTGCAAAACAGAATGTGGTTACTTTGTAGAAGTTGCGGTAACGGTAGATGGAATTACATTAAGCCAAATCCATCCTGTGCTAGACAATAACAACAAAACGATTCCTGTACCTAATGCGTTTCAAATCAATACAAGTATTCAGCGTTGTTTAGTTAAAGCGATTGCGCTTCATGGTTTGGGTTTGTATATTTATGCTGGTGAAGATTTGCCCGAAGTCGAAAAAGAAGCTGAACCTGAACCATTAGACGCTACAGCTTACGTTAAATCTATTACCGATACCAAAACCTTAGAAGAATTACAAAACGCTTACAAAACTGCTTATATCGTTTGCAAAATGGATAAACAAGCACTTTTAGCAATCACTATTGCAAAAGACCAAATGAAACATTTGTTTGAAACCAATAAAGATTTTATTGATGGTTATAACGAAGTACAAACAAAGGAAAAATAAAATGGAACAAGGAACTCCTGAATGGTTTAATTCTAGGCTAGGCAAAGTAACAGCTAGTCGTGTAGCGGATGTATTAGCTACAATTAAAAGTGGTGAATCAGCCAGTCGTAGAAATTATCGTATGCAATTGGTTTGCGAGCGTTTAACGGGGAAAAAAGAAGAAACCTTTACCAATGCTCACATGGAGCGTGGAATTGAGTTAGAGCCTATTGCACGTTCGTTATACGAGATGGATAGCGGATTGTTTGTTAAGGAAATTGCTTTCGTAGAACATCCAACAATTGAAATGGCTGGATGCAGTCCTGATGGACTAGTTAGTGAAGATGGTTTGATTGAAATTAAATGCCCAACAGTTGCCAATCATATTGAAACGCTAACATCAAATGCTGCACCTAGTAAATATATTGCTCAAATGCAATGGCAAATGGCTTGTACGGGTAGAAAATGGTGTGATTTTGTTAGTTTTAATGTTGAGTTGCCTGACCATTTACAATTATTTGTTAAGCGTGTTGAACGTGATGATGAATATATTGCTAATGCAGAAAAAGAAGTAATTGCATTTCTTGATGAAGTTTCTGAAACAGTAACTAAATTGGAGCAAATAAAATGAAACAAACTGAACGCTTATTTTTATATCTAGTTAAATACGGAAAAATTAATCCGTTAGAAGCATGGACTGAACTTGGAATTTATCGTCTAGCTGCTGTTGTATTTGAATTAAGAAAAGCTGGATGGAAAATTACAACCAATAGAATAGAGGTTAAAAATAAATTCGATGAAATTTGCCAAGTGGCAGAATATAAAATGGAGCCTGTATAAAATGGAAGCTAATATTATTATTAAATCTCTTTATGGAATAACAAATCCAAAATTATCAAAAGAGCATCAAAAGAAATTACAAGCTGCCATAGATTATCTTGGCAATAGATATGTTTTAGCAACATCAATTCAAAAAAAAGGAAATAAATAATGGCTTCAGTAAATCTTAGTATTATTATTGGCAATGTAGGTAATGACCCTACAACAAACACTTTGCCAAATGGTGACATGGTTGCAAATTTTAGTGTTGCTACCAGCGAAAATTGGAAAGATAAACAAGGACAAAAGCAAGAAAAAACACAATGGCATCGCATGGTTTGTTATCGCAAACTGGCTGAGATTGTAGAAGCGTAT